ACTTTTGATGCTTTTCATTCTGATGCAGGAATGCATCCTACTTTAGAAACTGTTTATTGGGCGCATAATATTAGAATACAAAAAATTAAAGATCTTAAGGATCCTGATTGGGTTAATAGATAAAAATTTAAAATCTCTCAACTCTTCCTTTTTTATATTTAATTGTTCTAGCTCTATTTATTCTCTTTTTTCCTAATTCTTTAAATGTTTTAGGTGTTTTTTTTGTAATTCTTTTAGTAGGTCTATAAACATCATTTTTATATTTATAACCTACAGTTCCTCTTTGATTTCTCCATTTCTCTCTAAACCATCTAGCTAATCCTTTATCTCGATTTTTATGTCCTATATATGGATCTTTATTTCCATATTTTTTCTTAAAACTCTTTTTATAAGCTTGAACTAATAAACCACTTCTATATGCGCTGTGTTTTTTGATTTTTTTATATATTCTTTTTTTTGTTTCATTATATAGCTTTTGATCACGCGGTTCCATATATATATTAGTTATAAATATAAAATTGATAATAATTATTAAATATATATTTTCTTAAAGATGAGTAATAACCAACCAATACAGTTAGGTTTATGTTGTTTAAATTTGACAATGAGAGAACAAAAACCATCGGTATTTTCTTCAAGATCTATTATCTTAAAGACATTAAAAGATAAGGGAGTAGATTTTTTAAAAGAAAAAATTATTGAAAATTTAAAAGATACTTTAAAACTAATTGAATGGAATGAAGAAAATGGTATAAAAGTTTTTAGACTTAGTAGTGAATTATTTCCACATAAATCCAATCCAAAAGCTCAACATTATGATTTCGATTTTGCGAAAGATTTATTGAAAGAAGTTGGACTTTTAGCCAAAAAATATAATCAAAGACTTACTTTTCACCCTGGACAATATAATGTTATTGCTTCACCTAATTTAGAAGTTTTTAATAATACACAACTTGATTTGGATTATCATGCTTCGGTATTAGATCTAATGGAATTAGATAATAATTCAGTAATGGTAATTCATGGAGGTGGAGTTTTTAAAGATAAAGAAAAAACAAAATTTCGATGGTGTGAAAGGTATTTAATGTTGCCTGACCATATTAAAAATCGATTAGTGTTAGAAAATTGTGAAAAGAATTTTTCAATCCAAGATTGTTTAGATATAGCCGAAAAAGTTAATATACCAATTGTATTTGATACTCATCATTTTGAATGTTACAAACAATTACATCCAGAAGAATGTTTTAAAGATCCTGAATATTATATTCCTTTAATATTAAAAACTTTTGAAAAAAGAAATATTAAACCTAAATTTCACGTAAGTGAACAAGGTTCTGGTAAAATAGGTCATCATAGTGATTATATAGAAGTTATACCAAACTATTTATTAGAAATTCCTAAAAAATATGGAATAAATATTGATATTATGATTGAAGCTAAAATGAAAGAACTTGCTATATTTAAATTATATGAAAAATATCCATTTTTAAATTGTAAAAGTGATAATAGTATACCATCTTGTGAATTATGTCAAGAAATAGAAGGTCAGGATTGTGAGTGTTGTAGACCGAAATTTACAATTAAAGTAAAAAAAAACAAAAAAAAACTATTGTAGATAGAATATATTATCAAAATTATAAAGATATTTTCCCAAAAATATTATCTCATCACTAGATCTATTCCATTCTTCTGGAGAGATTATAGATAAAATTTCTTTATTGTTTATTTTATAATGATAATAATAATTTCCAACTACTTTTTTACAAGTCATATCTAATGAATGTAAATGATCATTTATACTTATATTATTTATAATTTCTTTAGCTTTCAATTGCAGATTAGCAATTTGTTCAGCTAATAGCATTAATTGTCCATATCCAGAATAATTATTTTTTATTGTATCTATTTGATGATCATCATTTAAAGATAACATTTTAAAAAGTCTTGTACTTACATCTTTATCTAAATTAGATAATGCCATATATTATTATATAATTAATTTTTTATATATTAATTATATAAATGAAAGAAACAATTATAAAATTTCAACGAGGCCCTTTTCCAAAAAAATATACTGCATTTGTTCGTAATAAAAAAACCCATAAAATAAGAAGAATAAATTTTGGCGATAGAAGATATCAACAGTATAAAGATAGAACTCCTTTACATTTATATTCAAAGTTAAATCATTTAACAAGAAAAAGACAAGAAAATTATTTTTCTAGACATTCTGGAACTAAAAAACGTGGCGTTGCTATCAAAAAAGAAATTAGAAAAAGTCATGGTTATTATAATCCTAAAATATTAAGTCATGAATATTTATGGTAATAATAAAATTATATTATAAATTTTATTATTTTTATTTTATTATATTTAAAATACTTAATTCGATAACGCTACAATGTTGGCTTCGGTTAATTTATCTAAAATACTTACTTTATTTGATTTACTACTAATCCAAGTTTTTTCTAAGTTAGGATGTTTTTCTACTTTGAAAAATTCACGCCACAAATCTTTATCTTTATTATAACATTCTTTGTAGTAAACAACATATTTTTCTAACATATCTTGTGTAATACCTTCAGGTAATGGTCTTGCATTATGTTTACGAGTAAGCTTAGGTCTGTTTGAATTTTGTTCACTTTGTGTTGCCCATCTTAAATTCTCTCGTCTATTATCTAATTTATCTTGATTAATGTGATCTACACTATAATTCTCTCCAGGTTTGTCTTCAATTCTACGCATAATTAAATCATGTAAGTATCTGGTAGTTCCATCTAGTTTACAGCATATATAACCTCCACCACATTTGTAGACTTTCCAAAAATACCAAGTTGTATTTAAATTATCAATAAAATCAACATCAATAGTAGATATTTTACTTTGAACATATTGTTTCTTTCCACGACCATAGTTACATCTCAAAAATTCGTAATTTTCTTCATTTTTCATAATAATAAATTATTATTATGAAATTTTAAGTCAATTTTTTTATTATTTTTTTTTAAAATTTTTTGTGACCATTTATGCACTCTAATTACTGTACGCCAATCCGCCCATACCACTCATAATACGGAGAACATTGTAGTTAGTGGCGTAGACACGAACCTTGGCGGTCGATGTGCCTTCAACAGTGGCATTCGAGAGGACGAGCTGAAGGGTAGCATTGTCAATTCTCGAGAAATTACAAGTGCCAGAGGGCTGGTGTTCCTCAGGGCGGAGGGCGAACGAGTAGACATTAATACCAGTGTCGGGGTTACGGGTGTGCGCCTGATAGGGCTGGACTAAATCGAAGTATGTTCCTTCACGCTCCGAGAAGCGATCCTGGCCATTAAGCTGAAGCTTGGCAGTGACAACGGGATTCTCACCCCAGCAGTGGAGGTAGAGCGAAGTTTCTGTGAGAACGAATGTACCCGCATCCGAAACAGTGGACTGGTCAGGCTGTCCTTCAGAGTGAGCTAAGTGAGGAACAGTGTAGGCACCACCTCTAAGAGTGGGATCCTTAGGAACATCAATATTAGGAGCACCTCCCTGATCATAGCCTGTGTGGGGAACACCATATGTGCTAGTACCAGGTCCTCGAGCAGTTGGGGGTCCAGTTGGGCCACCAGGAACTAAATCAGGATGGTTAGCGAAGAAGTCTAAACCGCCTTCAACGCCAACTGTGTTCCATAACCAAGCTCCAGTGACATCCTCAGCTCCAGCATCAACAAAGAGACCATCAGGGCCAATGAATGCATTGGAAGTAGGAGCACCGCCACCACCACCAGCAATCGAGTTAGGGCCACCAAACGAGTGAACAGCATTAGGAAGAGCATCAACCGCATCAGTGTAATTGAAGGGCTGAGCACCTAAGATTCTGTTAAGAAGCTCACCGCAGAGAAGCGACGAACAGTAATCAACATTAGCATCAGGCTGGACTACCCAGATAAGCTCCTTGCAAGGGTGATTGAAATTGAGCTTAATTTTATTGGAAGACGAACCAACCGACTCATCTCCAGTGAACTGAAGCTGTTCAATTAAATATTCGTGGGGATTCTGAGCCATACGTCTACGTTCATCAGTGTCTAAGAAAACATAGTCAACATAGAGCGAAGCCGCAACTAAAGACTGATTGTAAGCTGTGGTAACTTTAACACTGGCACCATTCTGGCAATCCGAAAGAGTGGAAACAGCCCATAAGCACTCATCAATAGGACGAATGTCAAGATTAATCTTAACTTCGTGATACTGGAGAGCAATTAAAGGAAGGGCAAGACCTGGATTGCGGCAATACCAGAATAAGAAAGGAACGTATAAAGTTGTTTCAGGGAGCGCATTTCTGGGTGTGCAAACCTGTCTAGGCGCATTGGAGTCGCAAGGACCATCAATGTCCGAGAACGAGGGATCAGTGATGAAGGTAAGCTGTGTAGTATTACCAATCATCTTGTAGTAACCACGTTCCTGTTCCGATGTAAGAGTGAGCTGATTCCAAATGTGCATCCAGTCACCATACTGACGATCAATTCTCTGACCACCAATTTCAACTTCAACCTGAGAGATTAACTGCTCTCCAGGGAAATCAAGCCATCTGGCATAAACATCATTTCCAAATCTAGGTAAGCCAGTAGGATCGGTAATTCCATAGCCGTTAACATTAGTAGGGTTAACATTGGGGTTGTTTTTCATCGACTGATTAATTTCAGGAAGTGTAACTTGTAAATAAGTTCTGAAAGCTAAATCACCATTACGGCTAATTGTACAGGTTACACGACGACCAAAGTCAGCCTGTCCGTTGAATGTCTGTTCAATAGATTCCATAGCAAAGTTAGTATATCTACGGTATGTAACCTTCCAGAAGGTAATTTGGGGATTACCAGTAAGGTAAACGTCCTGAGCACCATAGGCAACAAGTTGCATTAATCCTCCTCCCATATTATTATAATATTGCTAAAGAAAAAAAAATTATGCAAAACAATTTATTAATTTATTTAAAATAATATTAACACACTATTTTAAATTTATTGATTTTATTACCTATTAACATTATAGATTTTTTATTTTTTATAAAATTAATTTTATTATATATAGTAATAAATAATTTAATAGAGAAATCTTAATATAAAAATTATTAAATATTTATATTTAAATATAAATATGCCTAATTTTAAGCCTAAAAATTGTAAAAAATTAATTATAGATGAAAAGAAAAATGAAACATTAGATAGTAAACATAAAGATTTCCAAAATACTTTTTATGAAAATGACAACATAATTATTCCTAAATTGAATAAAGAAATTTCTGAGCTAAAAACTCAATTACAAGATTTAGATTTATCAATTGAAAAAAAATTAGAGGTTGAAGAAAACCTAGAACTTCTCAAAAAAGAAAAACAATATTACAAATGTCAAAAAAAACAATATTATCTACAAAATATGCAACATATATTTGATTATTTTGAAAGTAAAAAAAACATATCTAATGGATTAAATAATGAAAAAGTAAAATCTTTAAATAATTTTTTTAATATATCGACAGATAATCAATCTATTAAAAATGATGATTCATTAAATTCTGTCCAATCTTATTTTCAAAATATTAATGAAACTTTTATTGATCAAAATAATTATATATTTCCAACTGATATTTGTAATGTTTGTAAAAAAGGAGAATTAATTCCTATAGAATATGAAGGAATTTTAGTTTGTAATAATTGCAGCAGTAATACTAAATTTTTAATTGAAAATGAAAAACCTTCCTATAAAGAACCTCCAAAAGAAGTATGTTTTTATGCTTATAAAAGAATTAATCATTTTAGAGAAATTATTGCTCAATTTCAAGCAAAAGAAACTACACAAATACCTGACCAAGTTTTAGAAAATATAAGATTTCAAATTAAAAAAGAAAGAATAGATCTCTCTCAGATTACTAACAAAAAAGCTAAAGAAATATTAAAAAAATTAGGATATAATAAATACTATGAACATATTCCATTTATTAAAGATAAATTAGGTATTAAACCTCCAATTATGTCTCAAGAATTAGAAGAAACTTTATGTAATCTATTTTCTTCAATTCAAGAACCATATTCAAAGTTTTGTCCAGAAGAGAGAGTTAATTTTTTGAATTATTATTATACTGTCTATAAATTATGCGAATTATTGGATCAAAAACAATTTCTTCCATATTTTCCTATGTTAAAAGATAGAGAGAAAAGAATAGAACAAGATGAAATATGGAAAAAAATTTGTAATGAATTAGATTGGGAATTTATTCCTACTATTTAATATTAATTAATCTTTTAAAATATGACATTGATGACATAAAATTTGTAAATTAGAATACTCTGTTTTACCACCATTACACCATTTTTTTATATGATCAGCTTCATATTTTATAGTAGTTAAATCTTTTTGACAATTATTACATTTATTTTTTTGTTCTTTTAATTTATCACTTATCATTTTTTTATTAAATAATCTATTATTAGTATTATCTTTAGGATCATAATGCTTATCTATAATAGTATCAATTAATTTAATTAACCCTTTTTGAAACATTGCATTTCTTGATCTACAGTTTAATTTTTCTTGAATATCAATAGTTAGTATTTCTTTATTAAAATCATTTAGAATATTTTGGATATAACGAGTAAAATTAGCCATATTTTTTAATTTAAAACATAATCTACTAATTATAAATTTATAAGGTATAAAATATTTATTAAATTTTTTCTTATCATTGCTAAATATTTTTTCACTTGTTAATCTTTCAATAATTTTTATAATCAAATTTAATTTATTTTTAATTTCTTCTTTGTTATTTATTAAAAAATTATTAACGTCTTCTTCTGTTTCACCAATGTTTTTTTTTAAATAATTATCTATTATTGTATTTATTGATGACCAACTGGTCGGCATATTATTAGATAAAACAATAAAAGATATTATTTCTGTTTCTATTTCACCTCTCTGATCTTTTTTATTTAAAAATTTATTAAATTGTAATTTGTTTTCTGAAATAATTTCATAAAATGGATTATATAAAACTTTATTAAATTCATACTCATTCAGTGTTTTACTACTACGATTTAAAATTTCATACATATCTTTTCTTTTATTAATATC